GGCAACGTGGTGAAGTATGTGGCCCGCGCAGGCCGCAAATCACCTAATCCTTTGGAGGATTTGATGAAAGCACGATATTACCTCAACCGCGAAATTGATCGGCTGGAAAATTGAGTAAACGAATCTTTGTTATCTCCGACTGCCAGATCCCATACCACGACAGGAAAGCACTCAAAGCGGTCATCAAAGCCATAGGTGACCTGCAACCCGACGAGGTAATCCACATCGGTGATCTGATGGATTACCCTCAGCCGTCCAGGTGGAACAAAGGGACCGCCGGCGAGTTCGAGGGATCTGTGTTCGCTGACTCCGAACAAGCCAAACGGATATTCCTCGAACCTTTACGCAAAGTGTATGCAGGCCCAGTCGGTGTCCACGAAGGCAACCACGACGAACGGCCACGCACATACCTAGCCAAGTATGCGCCGGCGCTGGCTGAGTCTGGGGCGTTCAATCTTGACACCTTACTTGACTTTAGGCAGTTCGAGGTTACAATGTTACCTGAGTTCAACAAGATTGCACCTGGGTGGATCACCACTCACGGGCATCGGGGCCAGATCAGCTTGTCCAGGGTTGCCGGCAACACCGCGTTGAACGCGGCGGCGAAGTTCTCAACAAGTGTCGTGATGGGTCACACGCACAGGATGGGTGTGTGCTCGAAGACGAACGGTTTCGCCGGGAACATCACCCGGCAGATCACAGGTGTTGAGGTTGGTCATTTGATGAACCAGAAACTCGCCCAGTATTTGAAGGGTGGGACGGGTGACTGGCAGATGGGGTTCGCCCTGCTCACTGTTGATGGTGGGCATGTTAAACCGGAGTTGGTTCCGATCACGAAAGGAAGGTTCACAGTTGATGGTCACACATGGGAGGTCTGACTTGACAGTAGGTACCCGGATTGAGGAGTTGGCTGATCTGATCGGGAAGGCTGCGAAGACGGTTGCTTTTAAGTGGCCGAACGTGGTCAGCGAAGACGATATCAAGCAGGAACTCTACTTGCACCTACTTGAGTCTCCCGGCTCAGTGGAGAAGTTGCTGAACGAGTTCAGCGATAAGGACCGTTTGAACGCGATTGTGGCTATCGGACACAAGATTGCCAACAAAGAGCGGGATGCCTACGACATTTTCTCGGGCAACTTTCGGTATTCGGTCGATGAGGTTCGCCACATACTCGAAGAAGGGGCTCTGCAAGACGAAGACCCGTCTTTGGGGTCGAACTGGACTATCGCTGACGATTACATCTCGAAAGGCGGCGAATTTGAGGATGCGGTGTTGAACCGCTCGTCTTACGAGATTGACTTGCGTCGTGGTTTTGGGCGTTTGTTGAAGCAGAACGCCAAGTACGCGGACATTATTCGACGCAGGTACTTGGATTCAGAGTCTTTCGAGGACGCAACCGACAGGAAACGTCTAGAGCGTGCTTTGACCGCTCTCAGCACTGAAATGAACCGGTCGTTCAAACAGCAGCAACGCGAACACGACGGGCCAGGAAGCCGCAAACCAGTCACCGCCGCAGCAGCCCACTACAAATCGAAAGCCAACTGGGATGACGAATCCTCCGAAGCCGTCGAACGGCTCATGGCGCAAGCGAAAGTGAGCGCAAAGAAATGAACCAGTACATCGACCCGAAAACCGGGCTCAACAACATCGACCTGATCCTCGAAGACCACAGAAAAGCTAAACAACTGGACATTAGGGAACCGGAGGAGGACAATGAATATCATTGATCCTGTATTCAACGGGATGGGCAGATCGGAGCTTTACCGCTCACTGATCTTCCCCGATCTGTTCCCCCATGAGAAACCAATGCTGGTTAACAACTGGCCTCTCGATGACCTCCAAATGTACTGCGGAGGCACCTACATGATGATGAAAGAGATTGCATGACTAACTTTGGACCCACAGGGCAACTCGTTTACGAACGCACCTACAGCCGAACCCTCCCAGACGGCACCAAAGAAACGTGGCCGCAAACCGTAGAACGGGTAGTGGACGGCAACCTCGCCTTGGTTGACGAGCGTTACCAACTTGAGGATGAACGCCAGCAGTTGATCGACATGATGTTGGATTTCAAGATCCTGCCCGCTGGCCGGCACTTGTGGGCATCCGGTGTGAAGAACGCTGAACACCTGTTCAACTGCTGGGTTGCCGGGTGGACTGATGAGCCCGCCGATCACTTCGAGTTCACCTTCATGCGGTTGATGGAGGGCGGCGGGGTAGGTGCCAACTACAGCAACAAGTATCTGTCCCGGTACCCGTTGGTGAAGCAGGCACTCAAGGTCGAAATCGTTTGTGACCCGGAACATGCGGACTACGACGACATGAAGGCTGCCGGGTTGCTGTCGGAAACCTATGACCCGGACTGGTTCGGGGCGTTCAAGATCGAGGACTCCCGCGAGGGGTGGGCTGCCGCCTTAGTCGATCTGATCGACACCCACTACAACCCTGTTGTCGAACACACCAACCGGGTGTACGACGTGTCCCGTGTCCGCTCCGCAGGCTCGAAGCTGAAAACCTTTGGGGGTAGGGCCTCTGGCCCTTTGCCGTTGGCGAAAATGCTGATTGATGTTTCGCATGTGTTCAACCGGCTGGCGATCAACCTAGAACTGCTTGACGGTATCTCCGCTATGGAGATTGACCACGCAATCGCACAGTGTGTGGTTGCCGGCGGTGTGCGCCGATCCGCACGCATGGCAATGATGCACTGGGCTGACCCGCAGATCGAAAAGTTCATCGACATCAAGCAGGAAAGCCTGTCGCACTGGACAACCAACATCTCCGTTGAGGTTGATGACAAGTTCTGGTACCAAGCCAAGCAAGGGCCTGCGTGGCTCGCCGCCCGCGTACTGAAAGCTATCTCGCGGGGCATGGTGAACAACGGTGAACCAGGCTTCTGGGACAGCGCACTATCCAACGTCGGTGAACCCAACGAGGTTGTGTGTACTAATCCTTGCGGGGAAATCACGTTGGAGCCGTGGGAGCCGTGCAACCTTGGGCACGTCAACCTGGCCGGGTTCGTGGACGAACACGGCAGGGTGGACACCTTCGGGATGGACAAGGCGCACCAGTTGATGACCCGGTTCCTGATCCGGGCCACTTTCTCCGCTGTGGGTGACCCGAAATCCCGTGAGGTTCTGGACCGCAACCGGCGCATCGGTGTCGGGCACTTCGGGGTTGCCTCATTCCTGGCTATGTCGGGGTTGAAGTATTCCAAAGCGCCGGACAGCCGGGAGTTCCAAGCTCTGCTGAATCAGCTTGCAACAACGGTGGATTACTCGGCTTCGGCGTTCTGCCACGAACTCCGAATCCCTGTGCCGGTCAAGAAGCGCACCATCGCACCGACAGGCACTATCGCCAAAATGCCTGGTGTGTCTGAGGGAGTACACCCCATCTTTGCGAAGTATTTCATTCGCAGGGTGCGGTTGTCGAAGGTGGACCCCGATCAGGTGATGATGCTGAAGCAGTACGAGGCTGACGGGTTCGAGGTTGAGGACTGCCAGTACGCAGCCAACACCGCTGTCATCTCCATCCCCACAAAGGACACACTTGTTCAGGCTGTCACTGACAGGTTCGGGGATGAAGGCGAAAGCATTGTGGAGGCTGCCAGTGATCTGCCGCTTCATGACATGCTGCGATTCCAGGCGTTGTATCAGGCGTATTGGGCTGACAACGCTGTCAGCTTCACAGCGAATGTTGATCCGCAGCAATACAGTTCGGATCATGTTGAGGAGCAGTTGCGGCAGTTCGCCGGAAGGCTAAAAGGGGCAACGATTTTCCCTGAAGCCTCGATGCCTCAGAGCCCTTACGAGCGGTTGTCTCGCTGGGAGTACGAGAGTGCTGTCGCCAAGCAGGTCAGCGACGGCATTGATGAGGACTGCGCTTCGGGCTCATGCCCGGTGCGTTAAACCCGGCCACACAACCTGTGCGGCCTAAACACAAAATGAAAGTAGGAAATTGAATTGACCGTTGATGTGTTCGCAGACGTGTTCGCAGACAACACCGTCGAAGACAAAAAGGAGGAACGGCCCGTGAGCAGTGCTGAGGGGAAAATCACCATCACGTTGAAGGGCGGTGCCGGGTTCGATTCCCCGTGGATCGTCATTCACGCATCAGACATCCCCGACGCTTACGAGCAGTTGACCGGGGACAACGCAGCATTGTTGTCGGAGTTGATGGGCAAGGTGAAGTCCGCAGCCCAGCACT